CCAGCAAGTTTAGACATACCTCTTGCTTCTGACATTTGATTCATCAAGCGTTTCCTGTCAGCAGCGCGTTGTGCTTCTGTGCGTAGATTACGCGGAGCCATGCCCTTTGTCGGATTCTTACGATAATCAGCTAGCTTTTGTGCATCAGTCTTTGCTGGCTTTTTAGCTGCGGGTTTCTTTGCAACAGGCTTCTTTGCGGTCGGTGCTTTGGCAACAGTCTTTCTGACAGGCTTGTTCATTGTTATCTGAACCTTTGTCCTGCCTCTTGTCGGTGTTGACCGAGTTACTGGGCCTTTCTTAATGTTGGCGCGTGCTTGAGCCAGCGTCTTCTTGCGATCAGCTCGACGTTTTGCGCCAGCCCGTGCAATTTCCATGAGGCGTTGTCCGCCTTTTTTACGTTTACCGTATGCCATTGTTTTTGTTGATTAGTTCTTTAATTTTTAGGATTATGTAAATTAATGATGCAAGTGATATGGCAACTTTAAGTACGAGGTCAATAGAAACCATCCAGTTTCCGATCCCCGTTGCACTAGCAATTGCCACTTTAATGTCGTCAAAATTCACTCCTTTGCGCCCTCATATTCGATGTCAAAAAATGGTGTATCAACTTCTAGTGTACCGGGAAGTGACTTGCATCCACTCATTATCAAAATAAACATGGAGAGTAGCGTCACGACCGCAAACCGCTTGAGTCGCGAATCCAGACATTCCCCTCGGCAAGTATCCTCAAAACAATTAGGGTTCTCACACTTCTTCATTTATTACCTCCACTTTCATTACACCGCCTTCATCGCCTTTCGGCAAGTAGGCTTGACCACCATTAACAGGCAGCTTCTTCTCTACAACAAGAGCCTTTAACTGCTCATTCGGCACGATCATCTTGGTCTGCCTGTCTGTCATAAAAAATGTAGTAGACGTTAAGCCAAGGCGAATGACTCGCGCTTGTCGTCCACTAATGTAAAGTATCTCATCATTTTCAAAGTCGCTGCCCCAGTAGATCAGCAAGCCTTGGGCGAAGTTAAATAAGATGTCCTTAAACAGCAGCGCACAAAACGCAGCAATAAGCAACCAGCCGTAATGACCGATTGCTTGTTCTGCTACGCGATCAATTACTGCATGATCTAGGACATTAGTCATTCAACGTACTCACGCTTGTCCACGCAGTCTGCCAAGTAGCGTATGCGGGATTTGCAGTTGGTTCTGCCTCGTCATCCACTACTTCTACCGAGCGCGTCGTTTCGTTGCCTTCCTCGTCGGTGATGGTTTCCTCGACGGTTTTCATAACAGGCAACGTCTCACTCGGCTTGCCTTTGCGAACCACTTCAAAATTGTTCGTCAAATCAGTCGCACCGGCAATTGTCACTTGAGCCGCGTCATACTCGGCCCACGCTTGGAACGGTCGCTCCGTCTCGTTGCCGTCTGCATCTGTCTCGGTGACGGTTCTCGGAATGTCGCCGTCTGGTTCTGGAACTTGTCGCGCTGCCTCAAGTGCCTCAACGTCTGCAAGTGCTTGGCGAATACCGGCGTTGCGTTCGCTCTGCGCGTCAAGCGTGGCTTGTTCGGTGTCAGCTACGGGATAAGCATCTTGCACGCATACCGCTTGGCCGCTCGATTCGCTGATACTCCACCGGCGTAAGAATTGGCCCGACTTGTATGTGGTTGGATGTCGGTGCTGCGAATCATCTATTCGCCTCCCTCTGCCGGTTCTTCAGCCGGTAGACTCGCTTGGTACTGCGCCTTCACCTCGTCCGTCCAAAGCGAGTTTGCAACTGCTTGAACCCGCGCATCTTCGCCGCTGATATCATCAGTCGGTGTGATAACGTGCCGGTGAAAACTGCGGCTAACTTCTACGCCATCGTCTTGGATGACTGTATCTGTGCGAACCGAAATGACGGAGTTCGCACCCACGTTCATCTCGCCAATTTCTGTTATTTTTTCTAATGCCATTTGTTAAACTAGATAACTTCCGCTGACTTGAAAAACGGTATTGTTCTGCACATTGTCAGCTAAATTAGAAGTGTAGGTTCCCGTCTGTTCCTCAATGCGCCCTCCTGCGCTGTTGCTAAAAAGTCTGCAAATTACCGACTCGACTGCGCTTCCGAGTGCGCTGTATCTGACGGTTAAAGCGGTGTTAAAAGACGAATCAACATTTGCTGACGTAAATGGCATACCGGCAAACCCAACTGCCCCGCTCGCGCTGCTTACGCCGGTGCATTTTATTGAAAACGAAACGTGAACCATATTGCCAACGCGAGTGTATCGCCCAAATTGTTCAGTTCCGTTTATTGTTCCATTTTCTGCTGAAATTGTTGGAGTGAATGTGCCAGTTTCGTATGAATCAAGCGTGTACCCCGTGCCGGTTCCGCTGCCAGTTGTTGCTGATTGGAACGCTATGCCTTGCTTGAATGTCACCAACCCACTCGCCGCAACCTCAAACGCAACTGTGTCGCCCGATGATGAGTTTGAAGTCTGAAAGCGGGTTACACCGCCGGTTTTGTAGTTGCTGATGTATGCGGGATGTCGGTGTAACGCTAGACCGTTTGACTCACTAACTTTTGCGTAGTCCGACCCGTTTACCGCACTAAACTGTCCTGCTTCTAATTCTGATGCCATTGTAAAATCCTATCGTTCGTATGTTTTCTCGCTGATGCGTTGCACCGTTATATCCGCTGCCCACTCAAACCGCATACCAGCAACGCCGGTAACTTTTAATCTCGCGGTGTTGCTTGCAGTATCGCGCTCCCATACAACATCAAATGTTGTTGAGTATTGTTCGTCTGACAGTTTGCGTAGTTCAATTGGCGTGTTAACATCATCGCCAATTTTGCGAACAAATTGCGCGTCCACTTCAAACGAAGCGCGTTCGCTGGTTTTCGCGTTGTACTTCCCAGCGTTGACCACCGACTTAATGTAAAGGTGTTCATCTTCAGCAATCGGGATATGACCAATAACAGTCGGAGTCGCGTTCGTAGTCACGCCGGTGAAATGAATCTTCCCGTCGTCTGGTAATTTGCTGTCGGCGATATTTGTATCACCCCGCACATCGAATGGCGGGAGGTCAACGATTACGCCGCCGGTTCCGCTTGTTCTGCCATACACTGAAACGCCGCCAGCGGCAGCCAGTTTATGCGTAGTATTAGCTGACCAATCTGAATAATCATCGGCTTGGAAACTTGAAACTTTTTCAAGACCACGAAAATTCACAACACCGTCTTGGCCGGTTGTCGCGTCTTGTCCTACGCTAAGAAGTCCGGTCGAATTGTCATAAGCCAAGTCTTTGACTACATTCGCGAAAAGCAAACACTTCGCCCCGCTTCTGAACAGCTTCGCCTCTTCGCGATAGATGTCTGCCACTTGCGTCGGAGTGGGTGCGGTTGCGCTGATGCGAACGAGGGAGAGAGAGCCGTTTGTTAGCGGACTGGTAGTGCTGCCATTAACTCCAAGTCGTCCAATTTCTAAAACGGCCGAGCTGTTGTCCATATTACCGGCAGCGTTAGTCGAACTGCCGATTTCTCTCCCGTCGATAAAAAGAGCGGTTCTACCGCTACGCCGTAAAAATACAATTTGATGCCAAGTTGCGTCGTCTATCGTTTGCGTTGACGTAACTAACGCCTCCGTAGAACCATCGTTTGAAAACCAAGTAGTTGTTCCGTTGGTATTAACTCTTCCGTAAAAGCCGGGGTGCGATGACGAACCGCTTGTACTGCGCGAGATAATATATTCGTCTACGCTATTCGACGCTTCTTTAATCCAAAGCATTATCGAGAAATCACCCGTCCCAAAATCAAAGTCGGCGTCGTAGGCGCGGGTTAAATAGTTGTCTGTGCTAAAATTGCTGTATGCTTTCAATTCAGCGTTTGTGGCAACTGCCGTTTTTTCAACATAGTCACTAGCACTAGCGTTGTGTACCGTGAGGAGGTTGCCTTTCACCGAACGGTCTGCGTTTGCCACGTCCGTCAACCCAGCAAACCGAATATCACCCAGCATATAGCCGGTGTTGTAGCTGCTGGTGATGTAGGCAACTGCGCTTTCTTCGTGGTCGCCATCGTTAAACAGCACTTGAGTCAGTCCCGATGAACTACCACCAGCGAAGCCGTTATCAGTAATTGCTAATGAGTCTGTGTTACCAACTAAACTTGGAATGCTGGCATTTGCGAACTCTCTAATAGTTACAAGCGTTCCATTGTTTTCGTATACATTAAGATAAACATTGCTTGCGTCTGCATATAAAGTGCTTAAATCAAAACGACTAATGTACTGACCTTGACCGGCATACAAGTTCCCGTCTTTATCAAATTCAACAAGAGTTGCCGCCGCTGAAGTTGTCGCTTTGTCGTACACATCACCATTCGGATGAATGACTGACAAACCGCCAGAAGAACCAGAACCACAAGCAACTGCAACCGTAGGAATTGGCAAACCCAGCGCACCTATCTCCGCGCCCTCGACGATTGTTGCGGCTATGTCGTTGACGCTGTTGTTGGCAAGTTTCTTTGCAGCGTTCACGGGAATCGCCAACCAGTCGTGAACTGCATTACGGTCGCTTGACGGACTGACTCGTTCACCGTCACCAGCATTGGTGATTGAGTATGTATCTGTTGTTAAATTGCATTCACGCAAACCGTAGAAGTCACCGCCACTTGAAGTACCAAAATAGATTCTGCCATTCAGCGCATAAACGCAGCTAATTTGGTCGTCAGTTGAACATAAACTCTGTGAATTAACAGACGTTCCGCTTTTACTGAAAACCATAAACATCGGCATCGACGGGTCGTCTAAATCGTAGACCGTGATGCCTCCCGCGCCCGTCGCGTTATCTGCGACCAAAAGCGCAACACTCGGAAACTCACGCCGTCCGCCTCGCGTTGCGGTGTTCAGCGTTTCGTCAAACCAACTCAACCCAGCGCACTTCTTCCTCCACGCGCCACCGTCTGAGTCGTTGCGTGTGTCATAAATGAAAACTGCACCGACTGTCGTGGCCGATGTGACCGACTTGATCGCGGCTTCAAACTCGTTGACCTGTACGCCAGTCTCACCAGAACCAGCAACCTGTATAATGCCCTGCTGAACAATCCGTGCCATGACTAGGAGACGTTAGGTAAATTAGTGTGTGATGTGTCTGGAGCAGCAAGTGTTAAAACAACTTTACCTCCAGCGGCACTAGAAATTGCGTTTAGACTACTGCGAACTGTATCAGTTAACTCTACTTGCGTGCCGGGAGAAACTTTGGTGTGATAAACTGATGTAGTTGCAGCACCTCCATAGCGTAAGTAGATGTCTGTAGAACCTACGTTCTGCAGCAATGCATAACGATAATCTACATTAGAGTCCCAACCAAGAGACGAGTCTGCAACATTTGATGTACCAACAGTTACCTCAGAAGGTGTGTTGTAAGTAACATCGTAATTTCTGTGAACCTGTGCTTTTACAATAGCCATAATAAAAAAGGGGGGAGGAAAGCCTCCCCCCATGTTAGAATTAAGAGGTACGACGACGACGAAAGATAATTGGTAAACAATGTCTTGCGTCACCGGGAATACCACCGTGAATTGTCTGCGAGATAAACTTCAAGTAATCACCGTAGACGTTCAAGTCCCAAGATGTGTCATTAGTTACATCCGTTGTGTCAGCAGTCGGAACCAAGAACTGATCAGTCAAATCAATCTGACCATTCCAGTTCATGCCGTACAACTTCTTCTTGGAGATGTTCTTACCAGCAAACTCGCGAGGCGGTGGGCCAACGGAGATTGTCTTGAACGCATCTGCACCACACAAGAACGCAACCTCGTTAGAGGCGATGCTATTGCTAGCTGTTGCGCTAATCTTGGTGTAGTTCGAGTTCGGAACAACCTTGTTACCAGAAACAGCCTGTGGAGCAACAAAGTCGCCACCCGTTGTAGCAAGATCAGTAAACCGAAGCGGATACGGATCAAACTTGACTGTAATCTTGCCGAACAAGTCACCAGCAAAACCGTCTTTAAGGAAGTCACGACTCGTGGAAGCAAGTGCTTGACCAGTACCGTGCTTCTTCAAGTCGTCATCCCACAAGAGCGATGCCCAAGCCTCTGTAGAACAAACAAGAACATACTTGCCCTTGATCATTTCAGAAGTTTTAGGAACGCCGAACTGACGATCAAACGTCGGAGCTTGTACGTCTTCCTGCAAGACAAGCATAGCTTTATACAAGTCTTTAAGAGTCAACGCACCTGCGCGGTTAGCAGATGCAGTCGCACCAATGCTAATTGCACGTCGAAAGATTTGACCTTTCTTCTGCGAAACTGCTGCTGATGCGCCAGAAGTTGAATCATCATCACCGTCGATTGTCCGGATTTGATCCTGCGTCAACGCGCCAACCGCGGCAGAGTCCTGTAACGTCAGACTGCTGGCGAGATCACCAGCACCATCTTGAGCAATGTAAACATCCGGTGTCTGATAGTACATGAGTGTACGAACAAACTGGTTGTTTGCATTCTGAATCTGACGAACAATGTCAGCATGAGCGTAAGACAACTGATCGCGCCAGAAAGCCTCAAAGCTATTCAAGAAACGAAAACGCGTACTCTCATACCGATGGTAAGAAAGTTTTGCGGACTCATTTCGTTCGCCAACTTTGTAAATGTCCTTTAACGGTGCATCAGCAAGCACATTCGGTGCAAACGTAGACCGTGAAACGGGACTCGGAGTCGGAGTCAACCCTTGAAGGGTGTCTCCCATATTAGGTTCCCACTTGATTGAACCGTACATGGAATCATAAACATTCCATTTCGGAAATAGGGCAACCTCGTTTTTAACTAGGTAGAAATCCAACTTATTAAAGTTGTTGGATGCTGCCGTAGTACCCATTGCTTGTCCAAGAGTACTAGATGGATCAACTGCTGTTACTGCCATTTTACTATATAATTAAGTGTTAAACGTGTGATGCCCTTCACAAGTAGAAGCGTGCCATGCCCTTGGCGTAGAAGCGTATGTATTCTAGCAAACTTCGTGCCACTATTTTATGAGAAATAGTCTGCCATGTCGTCTGAAATAGAAATTATGTCGTCGTCTTCTACACCAGATGTTGTTGCTTTGGGTTCTCCGCGAAGCATATCTTTCTTGTTTGTGTTCTGCTTCTTGATCTTTTGAGTTAATTCATGCTGCTGTTTAGCAAGAATCTGGTTCATTACCCAAAGATTCGTGGCAAGTTCTGACATAGGATGGTTTGTGAATACTTTGGGAATAGCTTCACTAAATGTCTTTCTGAGCTTATTTATCGAGGTTTTTCCGAGATTCGGTATGTCGATAACTTTCTTGCCCATCTCCTTATCTTGTAGCCACTTGAACTGTTTACGCTGTTCTTCCTCCAGCATATCAGTAGACTCTTTGTAGTCTTTCGTGTGGTTCTTCTGAATGTCGTGCGCACGTTTGCTGTAGCTTTTACTCAATGTTTGAGCTTCTGTCAGCGCAGACTGCACATCAATTTCAGATTCACCTGTTGGCTTGTATTCTTCTTTGCCAAGTACAAGTTTACCGTTCTTGTCGTAGCCTTCAATTGATCGCCAAGAATCTCCGTTACGAATAGCAACAAGCTGACGCTTCCAATGCGCTTGCTCTTGCGATGCTTTATCGTAGTCGGTAACAAGTTCTTGATACTCTGGATTTAACGTGTACGCCTCTGGATGAGACATTAAATCCTGCGTTTCTTCCGCTGCTTCTTTTTTGGCCTTTAATTCCTTGAGCTTTTTCGAGAAGTGTTCATACGCATTGTTAGACATCTGCTTTGCGTATTGTTTATCTTCATCGTCAAAACCTTCATAGTTTCGACCATCAGACTTTTCTTCTTTTTCCTCTAGCGGGTCACCAAGAATATCTTCAGCAGATAGTTCTTCACTAGATTCTTCGGACGAATCTTCGTTGGATTCTTCAGATTCTTCTGTAGATTCTTCCGCGGGTTCATTAGATTCTTCGCTGGATTCTTCAGAACTTTCTTCAGAACTTTCTTCAGTTTCCGCTGATTCTTTAGCATCTAATTCTTCGGGTTCCAAAGAATCACCTACTTCGATGTCGCCAAAGTTGAACTCAACTTCCTTTGTATCTGTTTCTGTCATTTATGGTTTCTATTATGTCGTCTGTTGTTTTTAATTGTGCAGCAATAATACGAACTTCCGAGTCCGATACTCCACGCTTAACCGCAACATATTCTATATCTTTGACCAACCTTTCGCGTTCCTGTTTAAGTAAGTTTAGGAATACTCTTGTAGTTGGGTCATCAAGCCATTGTCTGTGGGCTTGCTCCTCCAGCACCTTTCTGGTCGCCTCCTGAAAGTGCTTGGACTTGTTGTTGTAATTGTTGTAGCTGTTGGGCATACGGTTGTGCTTCTTGGTTTAGTTGTCCTGTTTGTGGGTCTGTGACTAGACTCTGAATTATTGTCATCATCTGCTGAATCAATTGTGCGCGAGCCGTATCCTCTTGCATCATGTTGATGTATTTTGGTGCTTCGTCAGGGAATAGCATACTCAGCATATCCTTCATGTAGTCTACTGCAAGTGCGCTATTCTGTTGAATTACCGGCCAAACTTGCAGCATCTTTGACGCTTTCTCCTGCCGCTCTACAACATCGGTGTCACCTGCTGGCTTCATGTTGTACTTGTGATCGGTAAAGTATTCTAGCGAGATGTTTGGTTCAATTAAGCCGTCAAGAACGCGAGAGTTATATATGTCAAAACACTTTTCGTAGATGCGTTTGATGGCGATGCTGAATAGCGCAACTTGTGTTGCCGATAACATTTGTGCTTCGGCGGTTGCTGTCTGAATCTCTGTTGCCGTCTTGCGTGAGTCTTGTCGATTCATCGCAGCATAGTTCATCTGAGATTGCTCCTGTGCATTCTGTGTTACCAATGTTTGTATCGCTGATAACATCTGTGCATTAGGTGGTGACAGTTGGAATTGCCTGACGTTTGAGTCTATTAGTGCGCCGGGAACAAACTGTACATTTGTTTGCTCGTTGCTTTGATTCGGATCATCAGAGTCTTTGGCAAAGTAAAAGTTAGACGCACGACGATGCGCAGTCACAAACGATGACATCATTGAACTGACTGCTTCTTGTGTATGCTTGTCTAGGAAGGCACGACCAACAGAGTTCTTGATGGTCATGTCCTCCGCTATTGTATAATGGAATACAACGTATGGATATTCTGTCTCGTAGATTTCTCCTTCTGCATCTCGCTTGCCCAAAAAGAGGGGACGTGGCTTGCGCAACCAGTCGTTGCATCTAGCTGCGCAAGACCACCCCACTTGAACTATCCCCTTGCTTCTAAACATGACCTTTTCGATTTTAAACAAGGATTCCGTCTGCTCGTCTACAGGCTCGCCTACTAAAGCCTCGACTTCCGATTTGCTAAAGTCTCGTGTCTTAACCATGTCCAACAGTTGCTCACGAGTAAAGTAATGTCGATGGACTAGCATACCACACGCTTGTATGTCGCGAGTGTCATCTGGAAATGCAATGTCCTCGTAGTTTACAGATTCTATTCCGAAATGGCCGGGCTTTGTGTCGTCGAATTCTACTTCTGCAATACAGTAGCCATGCAACTGCATACAGTCTATGACTCGGAATAATGGTATCTGCCAACCATCGTAACGTGAGCGTTCTGTAAAGTCTCGCTCTAGTGGGCCAGTATTAAACGCTGGGTCTGTCGAGCTTGAGAAGATCGCTGTGCGTCTTGAGTTTACGATGTATGAAACATACTTGGCTTGTTCGCGACGAATGTTTGTGTCAATGATATGCGTTGGTATGTAAATCTCATCCGGTGCTAGATAGCCATCGCGACGTTCTAAATCGAGATCGACATTAAGACGGCGTTGCTGACGTTGGTCGTTGGCACGAACACTTTGGACATCACATATACCGACTAACTTGTGTATGTTAGTTGCGGCTTCTTGATAATTCTTGTAGTTGTTGTATTTCATCTTGTAACCACGGATTCGACCTTACGTTAAAGCCGAATACCGCTCTTTGTCTGTTTGATGTTAAATTAAATTGTTTTGGTGTAAATTTTTCTGTGCGCTTTTTGCGCAACTTCTTGGGCTTGATACCACGGTAGTCTGCGAACGCAAGTACGAAAGCATCTGCTCTGTCAGGCGATACATGACCCTTTGATCGTGCCTGTTTCTTGCTTTCGAGTTGCAGTTTGTTTTGCGGTGTCACCATGAAGTAGCGGGATGCTAACTGTTTGCGGAGCTTTGATTCCTTGGGAACCATGATTTCTCCATATTCTATTAACTTGCCCACGCTGAACCAAAGTTCTGCGCCACGGTTTAAGTAGGCTAAATTGTTGTATGGCTTTGCTTGGTTTAAGACGTAGGTGACGTTCCAGTTTGCTTTTAGTTGGTCGAGTATAGGTTTGCCTAAACCTCCTGCATCACCGTAGATTACTGACTGTTCGTGATCTAATTTGTACTTTCTGAATAGATGTTCTAGGTGATTTATTAAGGCAACTGTATCGCGAAAGTTAAATGCTTCGACTGCAAGCGTTTTGTTGCCGTTTCGGATTACTAAGACTTGCTCGTCACCTCCTGCTGATAAATCAAGGCCAGCTACATTGTAGTCTTCTTCTAGGTGTTCTATTTCGTGCTTGTCCAAGTCTACAAGTTTCTGGTGATTTATTACGACTTGCTCGTCCATACCACCAAACTCAGCAAGTATCATGGACTTGTATAAAGCAGAGGTTTCTCCATATGAGTCTTTGATTTCATTGATATATTCTTCTGATAGATGGGGGCAGTCAAAGGCTGTGACATGGTATTGATTCCAGTTACCTCCAGTACACATATTGTAGAAGTGACCGGAAGGTGGGCCGGGACTAGATACGTCTACTCGTTTGGTGAAACCTGTGCAACGAGCCAACGCTGTAAATATATCGTCCGGTACTGACTTGGCCTCCGAAACAAATATTGCTAGTTCCCCGCCGGGAACTACCGGATGCCAACCCTCTGCTCTACCGGCTTCATCCGTTACGAATAACTCGATTGTTGAGCCATTTAGTAGGTTTGTGTAATGCCGATAATTCATCTTCCAGACTTGTGTACCAAACATCTTGTTAATGGTGTTCATTAGCTGTTTGATGTACTTGTCTGTTTGGCGATCTAGCTGATTACCGGATGCGGTTGTAACTATCGCAACTGCATTAGCTGATGCCATGCAAGTCCATAAGGCGCAAGGGGCTATAACAAATTGATCTTTTCCAGAACCATTCGCCGCTCTTACTGCGGCCTTGAATGGTTTACTGGCATCTGATGGCTTGCCGTAATCCTCTAGGATTTCACGTTGCCATTTGTGTAGAGAAATGCGTCCCTCCAAGATGTCGTCGTCAATAACGGTCAACATCTCGTAAGGGTCTTTGAACTGTATGTTACCGCTTTTCTCCATAGGTTTCTGCGTAACCTTCTTCTACCAGAGTCTCGTTTAGGTTTTTGTCGTCGATGAATAATGTGCCTAGTACACGACCGTATTTACCTTTCTTGTCGAGTGATGTTTTTATAATGCACTTGTTTTTGTTTTCTTTGAGCATCTCAGCCAAGCGACGAGTCGCAGCTTTACCATGCTTCTTCTCGATCAAGTCGCGAGTCCGTGTCTCCGGTGCGTTAATACCGTAAAGACGTACACGCTGCTTTGAATGCAGATCAAAACCAAGATCAATAAAAGCGTCAACAGTATCACCGTCAACAACTCTGGTAACTTCTGCTTTATAATTGTATAGTTCCATTAATCAAGCCAGTCAGTTAACAGGTCTTTTTCGAGCAAGTCTTCTGGATTATCTTCAGCCCGTTTTCGTGCCACTCGTAACTGACTTGGCGTGAATAAGTAGGGTAACTCGTTGTCACCGTTACTGTCTTCAAGGTACGTGAATACGTATTTGTTTGTAGCACCGAATTTTCGGCTCTTGTTCTTTACGGCAAATAACCGTCCGTTTTTTACTGTCATACTTCTATGGCTTTATTCATAACCTCTCGCGCTTTCTCTAGTCGGAGGTTAAAATCTGATATATTCACGTTGGTTGTACCATGAGGTGTCTTGAGTCCCTGCCTCTGGTCAAGAACGTAGAAAGCAGCTTTCAACGCAGGAGCATTCGCTGTTCCTGTTTGTAGCGCAACACGAACTACGTCTAGTGCCGTGTCTTCTAGTTCCTCAAATTTTTTGGCTAATGGAGTATCTTTAGCTTTCTTGTTTCCTGCTAGTATTAACTCGACGTTCTCACGCTCATACCCAAGGTCTTCTACAATTTCTTCAACTGAGAAACCTTCCTTCGCTAATCTAACTACTTGATGACTACTCATGGACTAGGTGGATCATCTAAATCAATTGTTTCGCCGTAAACCGGAGCGTCAAGATCAGAGGCTTCCATTATACCTTGTATAGTGTTTGGTCGTCGCTTACTTGAGCCAGAACCTTCGGCTGTTTTGTCAGGCCCATATTCTAGTGCGCCGCCTTTATATTTTTCTAAAAATTCTGCGTCATCCTCGCTGATGTATGCGTAGCCTTTAATCTTACCTTCTTTATCCTTTTGAGGAACAATCCTGCCATCACCACCTTTATGTAAAATTTGTAGACCTCCTTCTGTCTTGGCAATTTTATCAGCAAGTTCTACTTGCGCATCTGCTTCCTCCTGCGTCATCAACCCCCATCTAACAAGTCGATCTCGGTCAGTTTTTAGATAACCTTTAAGTGCGGTTAGAATTTTCTCTGCTCTTTCTTGCTCTTGTTTTTCTAATTCTTTTCTGCGTTCCTCTTGCTCTTTATCGAATTTCTTCCATTCTTCAAATTCTTGTTCAGCTTTCTCGCTACTTAATCTACCTTCTTCAGATTCTTTTATTATATTTTCTGCAAATGCATCAGCAAGTTTAGACCGAAAATCTTGTGAACTTTGTTCGTAATTAGCTTTGCTTCTGTCTAATTGATCTTCTTGTTGTTGTTTTGCTTTTGTGTAGTAATCATTAAACATTTCAAGCGATTCTTCTGCTGAATATCCATTAGCATAAAACTGCATCGGTGACGGAATCTTTACCGGCTGTATATTTTGTAATTGAAACTCTAAATCTTGTATTTCAAATTCTTTGTCGGTTGCTTCTGCGTATAACCCCATAGCGTTTAACTGCATTATTTCTGCGTTTACATCGGCAATACGGTTTTGAATCTGGCTGTATTGAAGCGGGTCTATGAACTCAAAGTCTTGTGTTCCATAGTTGAACCAATTCATAGATTGGTTATTAAGTTTACCGTCGCGAAGTTTTTCAAGTTCGCCTTCTTCAAAACTTGGAAATCCTTGACTTTGTATTTCAGCTTGTCGCTGATCGGCTCTTGAAAGTCTGGCAAGTTCTGCTAGTGCATCTGCGTCTAGTGTTGTGCCTTTTTGTTCTTTTTGCTTTTCGGGTTTTGTCGGTTTAACTATTTGGCCTTCTTCACCTTTAAGTGTTTTTGTTACTGGTAATTCAGCTAAATCTAATTCTGCCGTTTCTATGTTTGATGTATCTATTTCAGTTAAACCTTTTTCTAAATCTTTAGCGTCTCTAATTGTTATTCCTCTTGGTGCAGTTTTTTCGTCTGTGCCTCCTTGTATTGTTATTGATTTAGGATCAGCAACTTCTGGTTGTATTGCTGGCGTTTCTAGTCGAGGTGTTTCTGCAAATTCTATTTCGTCTGTTTTGCCTGTCGGACTTACTACTATTGGGTCTATCGTTTGAGCTTTAACTGGTTGCTTGTAGCGTAAGTCTAGGTCTGCTGTTTCTATTTTTTGTGGATCAATATCGCGAACAATATCTTCCGCTTCCTCGATTGTTATTCCTTTAGGAATTTCTGTTATTGTTCCATCTGGTGTTATGGTAATAGATTTTGCATCAGTTTGCTCTATGCCCGGTTCTGGTACTGTTAATTGAGGATTCTCAGCAAAAGTTTCTTGAGGTGTTGATACATTTGTAATTGGCGCAACTGTAATGGGTCTTGCTGTCTCAGAGTATGTTGGCCGAAGTTCGCCTATCGTTTCTATCTCAGGTCGAGTGGGTGCTGTTGTTATGTCTCCTACATCTCGAATTGTGATGCCTTGTGGTGCTTCTACTGTTGTTGTGTCAGTTGTCGGCGTAACTGTAAGTGCTTCGCGAGTTCCGACTTCTGGTCGTGTGCTTATTGTTTGTGAGACAGGTGTATCACCAGTTGGTCTTGTTGTTCCTGGTACACCTCTGCCTATGTTTCGGACGCTTATTGGTCTAGCTGTTGCTGCTTCTACCTCTCGGACAAAAGGTTCTGGTTCTGTCGCGGATGGGTATTGTTTGCGCTCTGTGGGTGTTTCGGGTTCTGGTATTGTTATTGTGCCATCGGGGTCGGGCATTGAAATTACGGCTTTTGTACCCATAGTAGGACGACGAGGGGCTTTCATAAACTCGTCGATGTTTCCTAGCTTGTCCTTTATCCGTGTATCTTTGATCTTGGGTAAGACTTGGCCGACTGTGTTGTTGTAGGTTTTTTGTAGAGTTTTGCCGAGTACCCATGTTGTGCCATGTATGAAGTCTTGTATTGGGTTTCCTGCCATTTCAGGACTTTTGGCGAACATATTGTTCATGCCTGACATAATGTCGTCCGAGGCTGTAACTAACACGGGGATTGCGCCACCGATTGCACCATACTGGCTGATTAAAGCTGCCGTGTTTAATGCAGCAAGTAGCTGAAGGTCGCCATATTCTTGTGTGCGTATATTTTCTTCGTTCTTGAGTATGCGAGCAAAATTGGCCAGCATCTTGCCGTATTTCGGGCCAACAGGAGCGCGTCCTGTCGTTTCTGACGGTATGCCTTTAGTCTCCCATAACTTAAATTGTTCTTCAGTTAAGCCATCTGACCAATCTTTGAACTTTTTGAGTGTGTCAAATGTTTGACGTTCATCTTTGCGTAATGGGCCTTCTGCATCATAACGTGTTTTACCAAAAAGTATTCTTGCTGGCTTTTCTGTTGCAGAGAATATGTCTTGTAATGTTTGTGCCGCTTTATCTCCTAGTGTTGGCTTGAATATTCCTGTTGTATTTTTTGGAGTTGCTTTTGCTGGAGGTAAATCTGGTTTCGGTATTCCTCTTGGCGTAATCGAAATTCTTGGACGATCCTGCTTTGGTTGCGGTGTCCTTGGTGTTATTTGCTCTGGTCTAAACCCAGCAGGAACTTGTATTGGCTCAAAATTGCGGTCTGCGCTGATTAGGTCGCCTTCTAGGAAGTCAGGGTCATCTTTAGGGTCGTAGCCGGTATAGCCAATATCACTGGTGTCCCATCTGATTTCCGGTATTGGTATGTCAATACGCTGTTCTGGTAAATCAATTGTGTAGTTTGGTGTATTAAAAATTGGCTCCTCATCAACTACAACTTTGGGTGGCGGGATTTGTGTTGGAGGTTCTGTAGGCGGTTCTGTTGTGGGCTTTGTTGCGGGTGTGACGAGTTGACCCCAAAACTCTTGGTCACCGAATTGGGCGCGAGCAGGTGGTAATCCAGTTGTCTCAGCCCGGAATTGGGCAAAACCGCCGGGATTGTACTTTATGAGTGGGCCTTCAGCTACTTTGCCGAATGCGTCAACGGTGTCAGGAGTTGGCCCTTCAGCAAACTCTTGAACAATGTTAGACTCGGTAGGCATCGAATAGGTTCGGGTTGAAGAAGAGGGCGTACTGAATTAGGGGCGTTGATTTGCAGATTTCGATTGATCGTTCACACATAGGACGATTGAAGCAGAGTTCGTGCCAGAATTTTATAAGATAAAGTATGTTTTGTCTCATAGTGTTTTTTGGGTCATTTTTTCAGAGAGGGTTATAGTCCAGTAGCGGCACGACTTCTGGCCCCCCTCCCCCTTTGATCCCCTCCCCCTCTAGGCACAAAAAAAGCCCCTCAACTGAGGGACTTGATTATTACAATTATTATAAAGCCCAGCAAAAAGCATAGGCAGAATTTATCAGTTCGATTCATCGGCTTCTACTGGTTCTGATGCCATGCCGGTTTTCTCAAGGATAAGCTCAAGGTTGCGACGTTCCTTGCTAGCATCTTCCCACCAGCCATAATACAAGTCTTTATCCCGCTTGTAGGCTTCGCATTGCTTCGCCAGTTCATCCTCACGTGCGATTGACTCATTTAACAATTTGGCCAATGCGTGTACGGTTATTTTTAGGTTTTCTATTGTCATAACATTATGCGGTGTTACCGCACCCCCAAAGTACCAGAATCAAGAATTGTGTCAACCAATTTATTTTTTATTTTTGTGTTGACTTGTTATGGATGGTTGATACTCTGTCCCTGCCTTCGGGCTATTATGAGAAAACGTCTAATGATGAAATACGCAGGGCGCAAATTTCTGTTTCCGCGCAATCCGCGCCAAACGGACATCATGCGCAGAGCAGTAAAGAAGTTGCAGAAACGCAACAGGTCATAACATTGGTGGGGGCTTCGGCCCCTGCCTTTTCTACTGAGACGAAACTACAAAATGTAACTAACTAATTGTTCCTTTCAGTCACCTCTGCCGAGTCCCTTCGGGTATTAGTTAGTACAGCCCGAGGGAGCTTCGCTCCAACCAGACGGGCTGTTCCAGAGAAACGCAACCCCTAAATGCATTTTACATGAAGTTTTTTCTTTCATAAAGTGTTGACATATTTGTTGTTTATGTCAACCTGTCTTTGCCGCATGGCACTAAATATGAACAAAGAAACTACAGAAAAAATTGAGAGTCTCTCCGATTACTTTGTAAGGGAGATGATCCAGATCATCCAGAAGGCAATTGAAAAGAAGGTTGACGAACTGGATGCAGAATTCGACACCGCAGATCGGACTGCTGATCGACGCGAAGAAATCCGAACCGTTGTTCGCGACATGGTAAACGACGGAGACATCAGCGTCTCACTCGACTGGTCGTAATAACCGGGGGCGCAAGCCCCCTTTTTTCTTATGAACAAAGAACAATTATTCAAGGCAAGCGGATTGAGCGGCACGTTCGATTCTGCTCTGCCGCAAATACTATTCGACAAACTGTCCGAAGTGCTACGACTTTGCGACCATGAAAACCAGTTGAACATTAATCCCCTTGAGTTGTTTATCTGGTGGTATCCTGACAGAGAAGACAAAGAATATCAATTCGGCGGAAAAATGCTGCCAATATCAAGACTCTATGCGCTGGCTGAAGAGCGACGAGAATATCCCGAGTAACCCCCGCAAGGGGGTTTTTTCTTGTATAGTTAATATAAATAAACGGGGCAAGGTTGATAAACAAGATTATTTATTTACATTAATCAACCTACCCCCCATTGATACGCTGACAAAACTAAAAAAAAAGATACATATTTATATATATATAGACTAGCGTAAGGGGATACCTATGGTTGATTAATGCTTATAGATAATCTTGTTAATCAACACAACCATAAGCAAATCAATATATACAAAAAATAATTTTTTCAATAAATCTCATATAAGGGTTGACACCCTTTCCCCCTCTGCTAATCTTGTCTCGCCTTCGGGCTATTATGAAAACTAAAATCATAACAAACGAAAACGGCAAGGCCCAACTAGCCTTGGTTAACAACAAAGAAACACTCGCGAACCTCGACTTGACTCTCCTTGAGTCAACCAAGGGAAAAGATGGCCCATTCAAATACTGGGCGCATGAGACAGGCTCCGAGTCAACCAACGACCTAAACGACATCCGCGATTGGATCACGGCACTAAACGAAGCCGGAGTACTAGACAACGATGCCGACTCATGGATAAAGGACGCTTGCTTGTATCGCCTCAATAACGGCAAATACAAAACCGTACAAAAGAAGTCAATCGACGGCAAGAGAACAGACTCGTACACCGACGACGAGAAACTCTCAAACATTGCGCAAGCACTAGACGGGGATGCATTCAAGGAACGCGCAAAATCAGACGGCAAGGCTGCTCTCACCAAGAAGCTCGAAGCCTCCGAGAATCGCGCCCAACGGATGCAAGAAATATTCGCGGAACGCCGCGCCCTTGAAGCTAAACACCGCAAGGAAAAATCAGCCGAAAAAGCTGACGCAATCCAAGCCAAGATTAATGCCCTCGATGTCGAGGCAGACGCACTATTCGCCTAAACTCAATGGGGGGAGCAATCCCCCCTTTTCTTCTTATGAAATTCACAATCTGCACCGACTGTCACGCGCTTAACGCAACCGGCGATGCATCTTTCCTCGACTACCACTACCAAGGAAAAGAAGCGCAAACAAGATACACCGAAATAAATAACGGTCTCGATAAACTAGCCAAGCACGGTTACCTAATCACCGGAGACAAGACAGACGACTTCTCAAAAGAACCATGCGATTCATGCTTAACTAATCTCGCAGGTGAACGCTACTCTCTCACAACTTACACAACTTTAACAAATACTCTATATGAAAATGTCTGAATCTATAGTTAAACTAGAAATACTATCCCAAAAGATAAGTAAACAAGTCGAAGAACGCGAGTCTCTTATGAGAGAATTAAGTCGCAGCATCGCACTACAAGCCGCACTAGGTAAAGACATTTGGGGCGATGGTAAAATATCAACCACAATATACAGACAGCATAGCGGCTTCTCTAACAAGCTATCAAGTACGCAACCTGACTTCAGCTTCAGCAATAAATTCAGGATCAAGATCAGTTCGCCGGTAAAGACGCTATACGATATCACTTTATCCGATCTCTACAACGACAACAAAGAACTATACGATTGGGTAATCAATCACCCCTTAAATAAAGACTACAAAAACTACAAAAACAAAAACTACAAATGAGAAAAATAACACAAGACGCAGCACGCGCATTCAAACAAGGTAAGAAATTCAGCCGTGACAACACTCGAGTCGAAGTCAAAAAAGACCTGCGATTCGCAGATGACAATGTCACGCAACTCTACTTGCATGGGCATTGTATCGCAGAACAGACAGTAAACTCGCTCCATATTTCACTTTGTGGCTGGCCCACAATGACAACACGCGAGAGACTGAACGGATTACTCGACACGTTAAACATCCAGAAACACTTATACCAAAAGAAACATGAGCAATACATCTTTGACCGTAGCACTCAAACATCCGAGCCGTTCCCGTCTAATGGCTATCAACGTGTTGCATGAATGCAACTTGTATGGATACGGGCCTGATATTCTACGCAAGCATCCTGACTGGCATAGCTACCACAAAGAACATCTTGTCCATTGCGACCTACCAGACATGGAGATACTATTCCCGCCAGACTACTCTATACAAGGTAACGAACATTACCTAGATAGAACGTCAGCGAAGTGGGTACACAATCTATTTTACAAAAGTCCTAACTACCTGAAATTCAATGAAAGCTATAACAATAGTTAACGGAAACGTCGAACTGGTAGACATACCAGACAGAGCAAGAAGCTGGACTAAACTAGAAAGTCCAAGCGTTACTGAAAATCCTAGTCAATCCTTACGACAGGACAACTGGAACGCAGCATTGACACGTTGCATCATCAAAGCAAAGACACGCAAACGATGAAAGAAGCACGAAACCGTAACAACCTGTTCAAAAGGCAACCTTATTACACCAAGAGACAGGCGCAAATGCTAAAAACGGGTAAGTCAAACACGCGTTCTGCCAATTCAAACAGAACTAAATCAACGAACCGTACAAAACCAAAGAAACGATGAACATCTTCGTAACTGATGATGACCCGATTGTTGCAGCGCGTAATCTCTGCGACAAACATATAAACAAGATGATCGTTGAGTCAGCGCAAATGCTGGCCAACGGTTTTCCTTTATCCAGACTCGCAGCAGACGACTGCCCTCGTAATGCAGTAGGTCGCGCTAGAGTACATAGCTATCGCTACCATCCATGCACGCAATGGACATTCAAGACTCAAGACAACATGAGCTGGCTGATAAGTCACGCCCTTGAGATGGGCGAAGAACGTCGATACCGTTGGGGTAAAGACCATTACACTCTCGACTTTATTGCTTGGTGCTACGAGAACCTCCAAGATTCTTACGCACCTATCGGATCAAGAACCGAGTTCGCTGTAGCCATAGCGAAGGACATGAACTGTCGCAAGCAACCAAACTTTGATGATCTACCAATAGTAGAAAAATATAGATTGTACATACAACTAGACAAACCATTCGCACGATGGACACGAAGAAAGAAACCAACATGGCACACACTTACATCTGGCAAGTAAATCATCTTGAACCTAGTGACGTTGAAATGTTACAAAGTGAAATTGGACTCATTGTAATATCCGATGAAGACCAAACAATCGACACAATCTATCAGACAGGTACAGCAGAATGTTGTACAAGTGATAACAAATTTTTGTTTTATCAATTCGATAAAGCATTAACACAAAACCAAGTAAAACTAATCGAACAATGTATGAGTTCAATGTAAAGAGTCGTCCCGTATTAAATATACGAGGACAAGTAATCGAAGGACATCGCGAGAACTTTCGCGAGGATACGGGTGAGCATCTTGCTCTTGTTTCTGATAAGTACAAGATAGTCCATCATAAAGAAGTAATAGACAGAGTTGAATCCTGTCTGAAACTCGGTGAGTTTCAGAGGAAAATCTATTGTCCCAACAATGGAGCAAGACTTTATGCAGTCTATGACTTCAAAGAACAGCGTGCTGAAGTAACAAAGGGAGACATCATCGGGATGCGCGTCACGATACGCAATTCATACGATGGTTCTTCTGGCATACCAATAGATGCAGGGGCATTACGTCTTGTTTGCACTAATGGTATGACATCACCATGCATGAACACCAAGCAGTCAGGTAGACATTCAATGAACCTAGACTTGGACTACATCAACGACGCGATCAATTCAGCCAAGCGTGAGTTTGACGCATCAGTTGAAGGCTACAGAGTCTTGCATGGTTTCAAGATCACCCAACAAAAGGGCGAATCGCTCATCGAGAAACTGGTAGAAACCAAGAAGATCGGTGAAAGGCGAGGCAAGGACATCTTGGATATATGGCGCAATCCCACATACTCGCAAGATAAAGACCGCAACATATACAATCTATACAATGCGGTAACGCAAAACCTAACACCAGAGATGGACAAAAGTTTTGAATTAGTAGCAAGAACCAATCGCAGCGTACTCAAATTCTTACAGCATGAATCAAATGAACTTCACACAGCATGATGCATGGGGTCAGCGAGAGAACCAAAACCCTCCGCAACACGACGAAACCGAGCTAGAGACAGTTGAAGTACATCTCAAGTTCAAGTGGAATCCTAAAGTACACGAACACCCACAAGATTGGAAGTGGGATGACATATTAGACGCAGAAGTCATAGAAGTCACATGGAAGAACTAATCACAGAAGACAAGTTCATGCTAGAGCAAATCTACCATGCGCACATTCTGTCCAGCCACGATTCCCCCGTCCTAGTGATGGGGGAGTCTGGCACGGGTAAGGAGACTATCGCTCAAATCTTACATGGAGATAGACAAGCTGCATCGAACGCTAAAATACAAAACAACTTCGTTCCTGTAAATGTAACTACACTCCAAGAAGACTTGTTTGAATCGCTTCTTTACGGACACCTCAAAGGCTCTTTCACGGGAGCGACCAGAGACACAACTGGTTTCGTCCAACGAGCGCACAAAGGCACGTTATTCCTAGATGAGATCGGAGAACTTCCCTTACACCTACAGCCCAAGCTACTACGCTTCATTCAACACAAGAAGTATAGTCGCATAGGCGAAGCCGAGGAACACAACGCAACTTGTCGCTTCGTGTTCTCAACCAACAAGGACTTACGCAAAGAAGTCGAGGCAGGAAATTTCAGACTCGATCTCTACCACCGCATATCAACCTTTATCATCAAGACATCGCCACTCCGAGATAGAACAGACGACATAACTCTCTACCTCAAGAAACAAGAAGTCGAAGACCCCGAAGGATTGATGCTGCAAATCCTAGATCAAACTAAACTCACCGGCAACTATAGAGAACTACAATCTATACTTGCACGTTACAAGACACTAGGTAAATTAATCATCTATTAATATCACCTACCCCCCAAAAAGTTGGCACGAAGGTTGCTTATATATTAACCGTCATATTTTTTGAAAATGACCTATAAAAAAGAACAGTTTATCGACGGGGATTTCAAGGGTTTCGGGTTTTATACTCCGGTCTTTGAGTCTATTGATGAAGTTGTTGAGGCTTACGGCGAGAAAACAACAATCGCCCTTATAAATCAACAAGCTCAGTTACGCATTCGTGCCAAGGTTAAGAATGGTTTACCAAAGAACCTACCGACATCAGACTTGGAGAGATTCAAGGATGAATTATACCGTGAGAAACCGGATGGAATTCTTTTCTCGCAGGATGAAGCTGCAAAGTGGACTCCTTCACTCAAAGAACTTTCAGCCAAGAAACTCTTCTTGCTGGCACAAGCAGAACTAGCAAAGGGTAATAAAGAAACTGCTGCTAAATACATGGATCAATGCAAATCGAAAACCTTACAATAGAAAAAGCAAAACCGAATCGGTCTAGTTATAGTCCGAACTCAGCTAAACAAGTACAACCAATCCTAGATCGTTTAATGGAAACAGGTCAGGATGTTTACGTCAACGCCCAGCAAACCGGATACACAGCAAATACTTTGTACGTCAAGTTCAACGATGGATTTAAGTTTATCCTAGATAACTTTGATGAAGACAAGTATTCAATACTCCGAACTAAAGTAGCTATTCGCAAAACTGATGACGGCATTATTATCTACTTCAAGGAAACTATAAACAATTCCCTTAAATCTAAAGCAATAGACTATGAGTTTAATGATTCAATGACATGGAAAAACGATCTTGAAACTTGGTACAAGACTGCCAAGGACACAGAACTCTTTGAACGTAACGTCTCTGTCTCCGAAGCTGATCGTGAATTCGTATACAATCTAGTCAATGAAGATTCAGAAGTAGATATTACCGACACTTCTGTTCGCGTAATGAAATGATTTACTTCGACATCTTATGCGCACTCGGACTGCTCTACTTTATATTCGCTACAATCTGCGCAATTCTATCGGGACTTGAATGACAATAGAACAACTGCTGGAGATTTCAGTCGAGGAACTAGAGGCAATGCCTGACTCAAAGTTGCAAGAATACCTAGCACCTTACTTAAAAATCTCAAGACCGGACGAGTTAGAAGAACTAAAAGTACAAAAGAAAACCAGAGGAAAGATTAAACTTGATTAAACTAGAAAAAGCCGAAGACCGCTACATTCTTCGCATAGACGCATCTGCCTACAAAGAATCTGCCTGTTCCCTCAAGTTCTACTACACAACTGTAAGAGGTTTGCGTAGTAGTTACATGAATCACAAGATGGAATACGGCACGGCGTACCACAAGGCACTAGAGACTTACTACGCAACTGGCGATAAAGCCAAGTCGCTGAACGAGGCACTAGAGCATTTCTCTAATCCAGACATCCATGTTCCTGAGAATGACTGGCGTACTCAAGGGCATCTTGCCAACTGTATCACGCAATACTTTGACCACTACTCGGATGTAGACGGACTCAAGGTAGAGAAACACGAAGGCGAAGCACTACTCGAAATGAAGTTTGCTTATCCATTCTACACGAACGGATTCATCGACATCATTCTTTGCGGAACAATCGACTTCATTGGTACATACTTTGGCCAGAATGTTATCTGCGATCACAAGTCAACGGCAGTCACAACAATTGACCGTTACTTGGCTTCATACGAAATGTCTACGCAACTCATGTTGTATACCTTGGTGATGCGCAAGCTGTTCCCTGACAGGAATTATCAAGCACTCATCAACGGCATTTTCTTGTCTCGCTCTGGTCGCAACAAGTTTCAGCGAAGCGCAATCCTAGATTACTCGGATCAGAAGCTCGGATACTTTGAGCAGCATCTTACTGAGACTCTCGTCAACTTTGTTGAGCTACTCACCAAGAACATCAAGGAAGATAAACAATACTTCCTGCCTAACTTTAACTGCTGCGAAACCAAATTCGGAATGTGCAAGTTCGCTAAAATCTGCAACGCAGGAGACTTTGGCGAAGCTGTAATCGAGAACGATTTCTACACTAAAAAATATAACCCACTAAACTTCAATGAATAGTTTCGAGAGAGAAACCAAAATGACCATGAACGCAATGGACGGTGAACAACCAAAAGTCAACATCGACATTTCGCTAATTACAATTGCTGGCAATCAAGCATTTCTAAACGCACTCGATTGTGTTAAGTTGCTTGATGCGAAACAACTGGACTACGGGCCATTGAACATTTCATCCGAGGGACTACTCGGATTGAAGACTCGGCTCGTCGATAAAATTTTCAGGCTCAAGAATCTACTTGAGAGCAATCGCGAACCGAACAACGAATCACTTGCTGATACTTTTCAAGACATAGTGAACTATGGATTGATCGGCCAAATGCTTCTCGACAACACTTGGCCAACAACAGAACAAACCAAACCTCGCAACATCGAGATTACAATTATATGAACAAACCTATCATCGGAATAGTTGGGGGTAGTGGCACGGGCAAATCAACATCCCTGCGCAATCTACCGGCAGACAAGACAACCATCATCGACCTAGAACGCAAAGGCTTCCCATTCAAAGAAGCGAAGTCGTTCGACATCATATCGGTAGACAAGATACCTGATGTTAATCCTGCCATCGAAAAGGCAATCAAGAACTCAGATATTGTTGTCTTCGAATCCTTCACCAAATACTGCGAACAACTATCCAGTTACGCCAGTAAGATGTACAAGGGTTACGATGTCTGGTCGTACTACAACAAACAGATTCGTGACCTACTCGACAAGGTGAAAAATGAAAAAGCCATCTTCATATTCACAGCAATTGACGAGATCGTGCGCGTCACTCAGCCAACTGGCGGTGAGTACAATACTCGACGCATCAAGGTGCAAGGCAAGCAACACGAAGGTTGCATCGAGAAGGAACTACTGATGGTTCTATTTACAGAAGTTCGTAAGGGAGAGAACTCAATCGACTACTGTTTCCAGACAAACTCTGATGGAGTGACATCTGCGAAGACTCCTCTTGGTATGTTTGATGATCTCTACATACCCAACGATCTCAACGAAGTCATCAAGTCTTGTAACGAGTATTACGAATAAGAATGAATTTCAGACGGGTACATACTGCTATTAAGATGCAGACAGGTTTAAGGGTTGCTGGTTTTCCTAAGTTCGCCAGTATACGTCCCTGCATTGATCGCCCGTCGATACTTTCTCACACGAAGTGAGGATAACTGGTAAAAATGCCTACTATTAACCTAAATGATGTAAAGGAGAACGCTCGTCCGTTTCTGCCTTCGAACAACTACACTATTCGTGTAGCCGATACCGAAACCCGTCAGTCACAGAGCGGCAACCCGATGGTTGTCCTGACTTGGGAAATCGTTGCACCTGAGTCTATCGAAGATCCAGACTTGGGAAATGTACGGATTGCTGGTTTGCAATTCCGTGAGTACCTCGTGTTTATCGAGAAGATGGCATTGCGCATCAAGCGTAATCATCGTGTTCTCGATTTGCCTTTCGAGTTGAACTGTTCCGATGAGAGTGACCCTTGGGGTACTGTCGAGCCGGATGGTTCTATCTACAAGGGCAAGGCTGCCTATGCAACCATCAAGACCGAGAAGGTTGTAAGGAAGAATGCGGAAGGTGAAGCAATGGTAGATCCGTCTACCGGCGACCCGATCACCTTCAACTCGTATTCAGTTGGGGAACTGATCAGTAAAGCACCCGAACACGATCTTGCGTAACCACATGGGGGAGGGTAAAACCTCCCCCTTTTTTCCATGAAAGTCTACGACCTAGAAGTAAACAAGGAAGACATTGATAGAAAATTTAAGAAATTTGCGCGACGGCATGGACTTAAACCCAGCGAAGTTGGCCATCACGAAAGTCGCACAATGGATTACAAAGTAGATTTTCCGCACAAGAAGCGGCGAACTGCTGAAGTAAGAAAAAGATACGGAACACCTGACTACGTTAAAAGAAAATATTGTGAAAGAATTAACAACCATAATTGACGACATTCGTACTGACGACAATGCACAAGCATTAGAGCGGCTACGAATCAAGACAACTGAAATGCAAGCCGAGGCTTTAGCAGACGGTTATCTATCGGGAATCCATGATGCAATCCTAATGCTACAAGATTACATCAAACAGGATTCAATCAAGGACAAGCTCAAACAAGAAGCACTCAAGGCGCGTGAGGCACAAACCAAGTCTAAAGTACAGCGGTCTAACGGTAATTCTCGAAAGTCCAAGTAGGTTCGACAAGGGTAGTCTAATCTCAGGCTACGCTGGTCATCTATTCCAAAACGCCCTTGGTATTCCGAGACAATCCTGCGACATCAGATTGCTCAATACCTTGGGCGAAGGTTTTCTCCCCGACACAAAAGTAATTTTGTTGTTGGGCGAGAAGGCTCTTAAAACTTTCAAGAACTCAAAACTCGGTGGTCAACGTGGCTGTCCTTGGATTGTACATGGACGCACCTACATTGCTACGTTCGCTCCGCAAAATGCCATTGATCGTAAGGCATACTTCAATCCGCTTGCGCACGAAACCGAGTACGATTACGACGAAACCGAGAGACACGGCAAAACCAAACGATCCAACTGGCGATACTGGATGCAACGGGATGTATCAAAAGCTGCTGGTTATCTCAAGACTCCACCTAATCCTATCGAAGGTGAGAGTGACATCTATCCCAAAGCATCCGAAGTTATAGATTTACTAACAAACACTAAAGGCAAGGATATGTTCTTTGACATCGAGACAAATCCTAGCCTTGAGATGACTTGTTTCGGATTCTCGTTTGGCGGCAAAGGTTACTGCGTACCAATGCTGCGAATAAACTACTACCATTACGACGAGACTCACCAAATTTTACGCGCACTTGCTGTTGCATTCAGAGACAACACAGTAGTCATACACAACGCACTCTTTGACTTGTTTGTCCTTGTGTATCGCTATGGGATTCCTGCGCCTCGCAAAGTCTACGATACAATGCTGGCGCATCACAGGCTGTTCCCCGAAATAGAGAAGTCTCTCGGACATTGCATATCACTTTACACAGATCAACCTTATCACAAGAACGAAGGTTGTTACAATCCGCAGAACGCAGGAGAGTTTGATCGACTCTATGAATACAACATTAAAGATGTACTCACGATGGCGTTGATTAAACCATCCATTGACGAACTTGCAGTTACGATGGGCGCAACTAAATCCATTGAACAGGCTAACTCAATGGTAGTGCCGTACCTTACTGCGATGTGTCAGGGACTCCGCATCAATACAGCAGAGAAGAAGAAGATTCTGATGCGCAACGAGCGACACAAGAATCAACTTCGTAGAATGCTGAGTCTCCTTGTCGGTCACGATCTAAATCCAAACAGCCCGAAGCAAGTGTCTGTCTATTTGTATGACCGAATGAAGCTCAAGAAACCGGCGAAGGATTTAACAAACGAGAAGACTCTGCTTCAACATCGACTCAAATATGATCTTCCAGCGATCTCAATAATTCTCAAGTACCGATCAATCGCCAAGGAGTCAGGCCAACTCAAGTACAATCCTTATGATGGTCTATACAACGTACCAATGGTTGATCGAATCACGACTTCGTACAATTTGGCTGGTACATCTACATTCAGATTGGCAAGTCGCAAGCTACTCGGTCGCTGGGGTACGAACATCCAGAATATACCAAAGAAGTTGCGGCATCTGTTCATCGCTGACGAAGGCAAGGTTCTTGTGCAAGCTGATCAAGCAGGAGCAGAGGCGATGATCGTTGGCTACTTATGTACACAAGGCAACTTCCGCACACTATTCCTTGAAGGCATCAAGTCTCATGTGTTTGTTGCCATGCGCTTGTTTCCCGATGTCTGGTCTGCTGAACTTGGTAGAAGCATCGACGAATTCTGCGAAGCCCCCATCCATGAACTCAAGAACATCAAGGGTTGGGATGAACTCAACAATGTAATTAAGGATAGCGACAATTGGACTGCTGATAAACGCTATTACTTCATGGCCAAGATGGTATGCCATGCATCGAACTATGGTATGAAGGCTCCGACATTTCGCACGAATATGTTGCAGAAGTCTCAGGGCGCAATCGCTCTTGAGTCAAAGGAGGCTAAACGATTTCTCAATACCTATCACAAGTTGTTCCCTGAGATAAACCAATGGCACAACGAGACTGTCGAGCGACTCAAGGAAACGCGAACGCTCAAGAACCTGTTTGGCTATCCCCGATACTTCACCGGCATCATTGATGAATCAATGTACAAGGAAGCGTATGCATTCGTGCCTCAATCGACTGTCGGATGTATTACGAACCTAGCATTTGTCGAGCTACAGAACCGACAAGATTTGCAAGAGTTAGGAGTTGACGTACTCCAGAACAACCATGATAGTGTGCTGCTTCAATGCGCACCTGAGCATTCAGAATTCGTTGCCCAAGAAGCAATGAAACATCTGAATCGTGAAATGATTTCTCCCCGTGGCGAACGATTCTCCATGAGATCAGAAGCAATGATCGGGGATAACTGGAAGGAAATGATAGATGTCTAAACCAACAATAAGCTACAACGTGGGAGATACTGATGTAAGTGTCTCAATTGATAACTTCTTCGATGGAGATGAAAACCAACCTATACTATTCATCACGGTAAACGGGACGCTACATCCTGCTTTAACCTTTGAGCAGTATTCAATAATCGCAAAACTAATAGAAACACTTGATGACTAATCTTGAGAAGTGGCGGCACTATCTCAAAGATTTGGAATCACCCGATCTATTTATTGATTGGAGTTTCTACAGTTTGATAAGTGCTGCGTTACAGAGGCGAGTCTGGTTGTATCCAGACTCAATGTCTATATATCCGAACATCTTTACGTTGCTTGTCGGGCCTCCTGCTGCTGGTAAGTCTCGCGTGATCTCGCAAGTTACCGACATCATAAAGAGCGAGAAGCTGATGGAATTCGACGTTGAGAAAAACGAGATGGTTCCGATGTATCCTTACGGTGCAGATACAACTACGCAAGAATCGTTGCTTCGTTATATGCGTGATGATTGTATGCGGACGTTTACGATACCCGATACTCGTCTTGGTGGAAGTGCGCTCAAGAACAAGTCGCATCATTCCATCTGCTTTATGATTGAGGAACTCGGTGTACTCTTTCGTAAGAACTCCGAGGACATGGTGAATATGCTGAACCAGTTTTATGATTCACGCAGCTATCATTACAAGAGTAAACACCAAGGCTCGGACGACATCACGAACATCTGCGTAACAATGCTGGGAGGAACAACACCTTCATTCATTCGCGAAGCATTTAGTGATAGGATTATTTCGCAGGGTTTTACTTCTCGCGTCATCATTGTATTCGGTCACGCACCTAGATTCTTTCGTCAGTTTCCCGGTCTATCGGACGAGCAGATACGTTGCCGTAACGACATTATCAGTTGGCTGTATGCGATGCGCAAAATCTCAGGTGAATGTAAGTTGGATGACGAAGCGTCTGAGTGGCACAAGCATCTTTATGAGTCAGGAGAATTATCTGACAAGCGTGTGAATAAAGATCCGCGACTCGATAATTATTATGGCAGGAAGAATGTTCATCTGTTGAAGACTGCTATGCTGATGCATTTCGCTGATAGCACGACGAAGGAGATTTCATTGTCGCAGATCAAACGTGCATTCAAGTTGTTGACTATAACGGAACACAAGATGCATGAAGCGTTTAATACTGTTGGACGTAATCCGATTGGTGAAATCACCAAGCACATTTTAAGATATATTATTGACTCGGACTCAGGCGTTCGCTACAAAAAGTTATGGCTGAAATTTGTATCTGAAGTTACGAAACAGGAACTAGACCAAGTATTAGAGTTCCTTGTAACTACGGAGCAAATTGAGAATACCGGAGGATGGTTTAGACCCTTGGTTGACGATGTTTACGATAGCCTTAACTTCTAAACTGGGTCAGGCATTTGTAGCGATGTCTGTTTGCGGGTCTTGTTTTTCTTGGTTTTCCAAGGCTCGACCAGTTTTATGAAACCGCCAAGAGGAACAACACATCTGCGTCTTGATACAAACGGCAAACGTGCCGTTGAACTAATCAAAGATAAAGATTGTATGGCAGGATGCGAGGGTAAGATTACTTACCTGCGGAAGCAGGGTAAGTCTTATAAAGAACTAGGCTCATTCGACTTTGATGGTAGCCTTGAGTCTTTCAGCCAACTCGATAGCGCGGAGTAGAATCTTACGCTGACCTCTAGTCTTTGCGATTTGTAGTGCTTCATGTAGGTTTTCTATTAATTCATTCATCGTAGCAAGTCCCATGCGCCTTCGTATTCGTGATACTTCTTGCCGTCTCTAAATATCTTCAAAGTCTTCGTAGTAACATCCTCTACTGGCACGATCCAAAAGCGGTTGCCATCAATAACACAACAAATGAAAAAATCAATGTGTTCTTTCGTGTACGCTTCTTTATTAAAGTTGCCGTGACTTAGACTAAACGAGTAATGCGGCCCGTGATGTTGAACTGTTAATGAAACTTTCTCAGTACACTTAACTTGAATACGACAAAAGTGATGAGACTTTTCTGCAATTAAATCGTAATGACAATTATCTCCGTAAGGAAAGGACACGTTCCAATCACGTTGCATCAACTCTTGCGCAACGATAAGCTCCCCCCTTGCCCCCAATGTCTTCACAACAACTTACCTTTAGATCCGATGTATCTATAGATGAGTGCTTTCTTTTGTTCCTTTAGTCTCTCGAAATCTTTCTCAGTTTTGATTAAGCCTTCTGCCTGTTCCCGCTCAATGATTGTACCGGCCAGCATCTTTGAACCAAACTTCCGAGATAACATTGCGCCCTTCTCGCTTCGGTTGACTGTTGCCAAGTCGGGGAACCTCGCTAGATCAGCTTTGCTTGGTTCGATTCCAAGGTACTGAATACGATCCTTCTGCCTTACATACTCTCTGGTAGATGGTAACGCAGGAGTTGTTCTCCAGTTGCCCGTCCAAAGTGCATTTAGATTATTCTTAAATGCAAGTTGTTGTGCAGCAAGATTGTCTGGATGTTTCTGCATCGCATCACGCGCTGCTTCACGAACTGCTGCTGGTAGAAGTTTTCTTGCGTCAGCTATGTTGTTGGCTTTTCTGAATTCCCTTCGTGCTGGGTTTGTGTATTCATTGCCGACATCTGATGGAACTGCTTGAGCGTCTTTATCTGTTGTCAGTCGCTCCCACTTACGCAGACTCGCCCGTGCGTTAAACTCAGACATATCTTCAGACAACAGCAGATGATTTGCTGCGTAACGAGTTGTCTGATTCAAGTCAGTAAATGTTTTGCGGATAAACTTTGTCCAGACTGTTCCGAAGTTCTCGCCTGTCATTTCGCCTGACGAAAAGAACTTGGAGAAGTCTTGTACAATCTTTGATGCTTGATCGAACGCAGGGAAAGTAAAGCCGCCGGGAATACCATCCATTACACCAAATCGCGAAGTCTTGACTAGGTCATAAATCAACGCGGACTGAAACCCAAAGAAACCTGCGTACTGCATGGAGTTAAGAACAGCATAAGCTAGTTCCTTATCGTTCTCCATGTGTAATGCTTCTATGATCTTTGGATCGCTTTGCATCTTGTTCGCAATCTGCTCCGAGATATACTTTAATGCTTCGCCTCCAATGACTGCACCAATCGTTGCTTTAACTAATGGCAATGGATCGCCCTGAGTCTTCAATGGGCCGATGACATCCTTGACCATGCGGTCTGATTTCTCGATAGACCAACGTGACAATGAAGTCACCATGCTAAGAACACCGCGCTGCGTGAATTTCGGCAACCCTCTTGCATCGTAGGTTCCTTGATTTATCTCAACCCATGCAGCAGCAGCTTTGTCCATCAACTCGTCTGGTGCTTTAGTGCCGCGACCAACATAGTCCATCAAGTTCTGCTTCTTGCCGTTGATGACAACGTCACCCATCTGCTTCTGTAAATTGTTTAGCAGTCTGTTTGCAGTCCAATCTGTTGTGATTGCATCGAGTGGACGCATATGAAGTGCGGCCCAAGTAATCTGCTTGCCGAACGCAAACTGTAATGCGCGAGTACCTTGCTCAAGAATGTTACGACCACCAACACGAAGCGCAGTATCAGCGGCTCGGTTTGCGTAATCAGCAATCCGATTGATACTCTCAGCCTTATACTCAAGATTGTTTAAGTTGGTCTTGTTGATTCCATACTCAAAACTCTTGCGCCATGCATCTCGTATATCCAACAAGTGAGTTGCAAGAATTGGTAAGTCCTGCAACCTCATGTAAGGCAAAGCAAATAAGTAAGACGAAAAGAAATCACGAACACCAGCACCAGCACCCAACCAACTAGATGTAACTAACCTATTGAATGTACGAATGGCTAGATCATAACCTTCGTAGTATCCGATGTAGTTCTCCATGACTGCCTCGATCTCGTTTGAGTCATAGAGTGCCTTGCCGCTTTTTACTTTGATGTTTTCCTTGTCGTATGTTGGCAGATTGAACGGGCCTCCGTTCTCCATGCCGTCAAGGTCATACTCTGTAATGTACTTACCTTCTTGATCTGGCATACCAAGAATCTGTCTGGCTTTCGGATCAAGTTCTATGTGTTTGAACATCGCCATGTCTTTAGCAAAGCGAACAACGTAACGAGTCATACGCTGAACTGCGTTTGCCTCAACCCAAGCAGCAGGAATACCTAGCTTGCCTGTCGCAACACGGAGTGCCTTGAACTTGTGTGAACCTATCTGCTTGTCGGTCGCTCTTAATGCGCCAGCAAAATTATCAAAAAGTATCTCTAGCTTCTCGTCGTTGGTCTTACCCTTTTCACTTGGTAGCGAAACATTGTCACTCTCATCCTTGATTCCTGCTTCCTCTGACTGCTTGACTGCGTCATTAAATTCTTCGTCAGACATATCCTTGGATATGGACTTCCAGTAATCAATGAGTTGCTTCTTTAATTCTTGATACTCTTTGCTTTGCTTCTCGCCTCGCATCAAGATTCGGCGTTTGTCTTGAGCAATAATTTCAGGAGTATATTCAAGTGTGTGTTGACCGGGAACATACTGTGGCTCTCCGTTGCGATAAACCGCAACTTTCAATCCAAGGTCATTCTGTAATGTACGAGTATCACGATAAACGCTTTCTATCATACGATCATAGTAACGTATGCGTGCGTTACTGTTGTATGCTTTAGCTAGATCATCATCTATCTTGTCAATTAAACCTAGCTTTGTGTGCCAACGCTCTGTCTGGTATCGGCCTAACGTAGCCATTTCGTCGCCTGACAAATGCACTTCGCTTAACGCAAGCATGGTTCGTTCTAGGTAACGACCAACCATCTCACGTTCTTCTGCGTGTACTGATTCAAATTTTGACGCGATGTACCCTGCCAGTTCCTTGGACTTGCCTTCACCAAGTTCACGAATCCGATCTATAACAGGACGAAAGTTTCTTGTGAATCTTCTACCAAGTTGCCATGTACTTGGTTCACCAAAGTTTGGTGCAGGAATTCTGCTGTATCGTTTCTGTTCATAACGATCTACACCAGACAATCCTTTCGGAGTTGAATCCATTGGGATTGGAGTCTCTTCATCAATCTTACCAATTGGATCAGCACCACTTTCCTCTGACGCTAGTTTGCTGACGCTCCAGAGTTCTTCAAAATCTGTTTGTCTTGGCCTCGGAGGTTGTGGGTTGTGCGTTAGAATATCGAGCTTTGTACCTACGATTTCCTCGGCAGTTTCGAAAAATTTGCTGCGCATACCACCGGCAAGAACATCATCAACAGAAATTTTCGTGTCAGCCCACAATGCTTCTAGTCGATCAAACTGGTAGTAGATGGCTGATCCCTCATCTTTGACGCGGTCAAAGATCGTCTTGCTGCGATCAATTACATTGAAGGTTTCGTCATTGACGAAGTTCTCCAGTATTGCTTGAGGCGACCGTTGCATATCATCAAAGTTCTTACGAACCGATGAACCAGCAATACCGTAGCTATCAAGTAATGTATCAAAAAATTCTACGTACTCATCGTTGGACATACCAAGTCCATCAACAGGTGCAACACGGCGAGCAAACTCCTGCTTAACATCAAGAGGCAACGCCTTAAAGATTCCATGCAGCGCATCGCCCTGATGCATGATACGAGTATCGTACTGTTGATAACGACCGATATTGGTTCTGTAATCGCCTCTTGGTACTTCCAACTCAAGATGGTTTTGGTAGTAACGCAATTTGGCTTTGACTGCATCGTCCAGCTTGTTGTTGGTGTTCAATGCGTAGTCCATGAACTTGGCTACCATGTAAGGTTCATAGTTCTTAAACCACATACCCGACTTGGCTACCATCTGCCATGCACTAGCCAGTTGATTGTTCATGCGAACATCACCGAGCAACTTGTGATACGTCAGATAACGAGCGAGAGTTGAATCAAAAGTTTCGTTGATTGTCGGAACACCGATAACAATCTTGTCGTTCTCAAAGTAACCGGCAGCATCTTCTGGTCTGCGTGTGCGTAAAATTATCTGAGGCTTGTTGTCGAGTGACTTGTACAGTTTCTTTAGCGGACTGTTCTTACGCACCGCATTCATAAACTGATCGAAGTTGGTTTCATCAATCATGTAACCATCAAGATATTCGACGGTTGAGTTGTACGAATGATTTTTATCGAGTGCGATCTTGAACTCGTTTAAGTCTTCTGCGTAGTTCTTCGCAAATTCTTTTGGTCGCTCCGGTAATCCAAGAAGTTCTTCAACTTCTTTAGGCATATCAAACACCTCAACCGATGACTCGTACTTCGTGCCATCAACAGTCTTTGATGCAGTCGCGGCTTGTCCACCAATTTGTTTCGGCTTCTTTATTCCGATGTACTCGGCGTAATCAATACCGTCTCTGAGCCAAAGATCGTTATCGAATAAAGCAGCAGGGTCTAGTTCAAGTCTTTGTGCAATGTAATCTAGTATATCGTTTACTGCTGCTTTGCCGTACTTAACTTTCTGGCCTCGACGAACATCAGCATACCAACGCCGCATCTTATCGAACGTACCTTTCGGTAAATTACGAAGACGCTGCTCAAGTTTTTTACCGCCTTCTTCAGCAAGAAACTCATCAAGGTACGCTTCATCCTTCTCAAAGTTGTAGCCTTTCGCCTTAAACTTTTCTTTTACCTTGTTGAGATCAAACGATGAATCGTTGCTGAGTAATTCTTTGTACCAACCACGCGCAAGTTTCTGGTCAACCTCGTTAGATGACTCAAACAAATCACGAACAAACCGATGAACAGTTTCGTGTAATGGTGTCTCAAGGTTGAGATCGTCAAGACTCAAAACCATTTCGGGGTCTGTAACACGATTATTCTTGTTATGCAGAAATCCAAGAGCGCGTCCTTGTGCATTATCAACTAGCTTGTCTACTGCGACACGCATGGTGATGTTGCGACGATTGGCCAAGTTTCTTGCAGTCTTAAATAAGTCTGCTGGTAGCTTGGTTTCAATCTCAGCCATCAACTCAGCGCGAGCATCCTCAATGGACTTGTTTTGATTCTGAAGAAACCTCGTAGATACTTCGGCGCGTTTACGCTGATTAAGTCTGGCGAATGCACGGGCAACATCCTCGTTGGACATTGCTGAAATTTTAGACTCGATCTTCTTCTTACCTTCTTCGCTGATCTTTACTTGATCTTCTTTAGATGGCTTTTGTTTCTTCTCAAGTTCTCTGAGTGCTTTATCAATCTTCGGGTCTTTGTTGATTTTCTCGAACTCACCCTCAATAGATGTTTTCGGATTCTCGGAAGTCTCTCGGATTGCATCAGCATCTTGTTGAACTTTAAGATTTGTTTTAGACGCAGCTTCCAAGTCATCTGCGACTTTTTCAAGCATATCATCAACAAGAGTCCTACGACCTATCCCTGCGTCTTCACCTTTAACAATTGAACGAGCAAGAAGTGCCTCTTGTACTGGCAAATCTTTAATGTCCTTTAAGTCCTCGCCTACTTGTATTCCAAATTCAACTGGTCTTTCTGGTGCGTCTGACGGTGGAGGTGCTGTTGTGCCGAGTAACTTGCGCCCAAGACCGAATGGCTCAGTAAACAATGCGCCGCCTGTCATTGCTGCGCCTAATGCTGTTGGCTGAAAGTCTCCTTCTTGAAGTTGTCTTGCACCTTCTACTGCACCACCGATACCAGCACCAACAACTGCCTGACCAACGGCATACTTTGCAGCTTCGGATTGTTTAGCGCGTGTACCAAAACCAGACTTAACTGCTTCGCCTAAACCTTTTGCTGTCTTTAGTGATGGAGAAACGCCACCGCCAAGACCACCCCCAATAATTTCACCTGTAACTGATGCAATAGGTTGTGCTTTGCGCCCAGCAGCAAGTTCACGCTCTGTCTCTCTAACTGCTTCTTCACCGCGAATCGCCTCGTCTACTTCTGTCTGAGCTATGTCTCCAGCAATACCACCAACGATTGCGCTACCCAACATACCAACGCCTTTGGCGATTGCTGTAGGTACATTACGCGCTGGTACTTTTGCAAGTGCCTTACTTGCTGCTGCCATTGCGCCGAGACCAGTAAGACCCGGGACTACTGATCTTGTTGCTGACTGAAATCCGACTTGAAGCGCAGAACGATCTTCTGCTTCTGCAATGTCGTATTCTTCCTGCGTTAGAATTTCAACATTATCTGGAATGTTGTATTTATCACGCAGTCTACGCTTTTCTTCTTCTAGCGTCATTAGTTAAACTCTCGCGATTCAACTTGTGTTGGACGTAAGTAAAATCCAGTACCACCTTCACCTTGCATTTGCTGTGGCGCACCTTGCATAGCTTGTTCAACTTCAACGTTAACGAAGCCCGCTGGGTTTTGTCCAAGTCCCATTGCACCACTTGTTCTTGAACCTTTACCTAACGCACGAAGTACGTTGTCAATTGTTGTCTCAGCTTGTACTCGTTGAGTTGGTGTCGTAGTTGGATCAAGTAAAATCTGGAGCTGCTCATCCAAATTGCGTGCGGCTCTTTCTTGCAGTTGCGAATTTGCTACAACTTCTGGAAGTTTAGCTTTGGCTTCTTCAACTTTAAGTTGTGCAGCTTCAATAGATGCGTCAACAGTACCTTCTGCTTGTCTAGCAGCAGCGTCTCTTGCGCGTGACTGCGCCATCTGCATTTCAATTGCACGCTGTCGCGCCCATTCATCCAGCGATAAAGAATCTGGTCTAGCTGGAACAGGCATACCCTGTGAACGCAAGAACTCCGCTGCACCACCAGTATCAGTACCGCGAGTTGTGTACTCCGCGTAACTACCTGGCCCCTCTCCTGCAACTGCTCCCGGTGCTCTAGTGATTGCTAAGTTTTTTGCAAGTCTGTCTGTCTCAGCTTGCTGTGCTTGCTCTGCCCGTGCTGCTGCGTCTTCAGCTTGCATCGCGTTCATGCCGCGAGCCATCAATGATCTGCGCAATGCGTCACCTTCCTCCAACTGACGCTGTAGTTCGCCTCGTTGTAGAATTGGACTAGCTGATGGTTCTTGGTAGTAACGATCAAAGAACTCACGCTCTGATTCAGTTGCACCTTCGCGAAACCGATCAGCAAACTCCTGCGCTCGCCGCCTCCTCTTTGTTAGTTCAAATAAATTAGCCACCTGTGATTCCTCCAAGTATTACATTGCTGAGTAAATCTTTGCCTTTAGTGCCTTGACCTTGCATTGTTGCTGTAGTGCTAATTGGTGCAAGTGCTTGTGCTGCTGTGTTGCCAAACGAAGCAACTTGTCCCGGCATCGTTGGCATTGTTGTTGTACCTTCACCAAAGACTACGCCGGGATTTATGTTTGATTTCAGACTAGGAACAACGCTGCCTGTTTGGCCGAGTGCTTGACCAAGACGTTGTTGCTTCGCAGCTAACGCATCACCAAATGTCATCGCAGCACGGTACTTGTCCATCTCAGATGTACGACCAATGCCGAGTCCCATTCTACCAAGACCGCGTTCTACTTGCGCTTCCTCTGCGCCAGACAACCTAGTTGGGTCTTGTGCTGCAAGTAGTCCACGAAAACTTCGCCCGACTTGGCCTTGAGTTTGCTGAACTTCCGGTGAAAGCGTTTGCTCCATGCGACGAAGTCCTTGCGCCAATGGCTGACCTGACTGCGCCAACTGATCTACTCTCGTTGCTGTTCTAGCTAAATCACCAAGACGCTGCTGTTCACGTTGCGCTTCACCGGCTCTTTGAACTAGGCCGGGTCTACCTGTGCTTACAGTTTTAGGATTGCCTGTTTGCTGATCAATAACAACATTACCGCTCGCATCAACCTCATACTGCGGTTTGACTCCATATAGCTGCTCATACTCAAGATCAACTTTACCACCCAATGCTTCTTGTTTACGACTTATAACCTGACCTTGATCATTACGCTTTGTAACAACGCCATAATTTAATAAGTCATTCAGATCGGAAAGCGCAGTCTGCTCCATCTTACCCGCAGCAACTTTCTGCTCAACATACTTTGGCAGAAAATCCATAAACTGTTTTTGCAGTTTTTTAGCTGCTTCTTTCGATGGTTCGTCTTTGCCTAGTATCTCACCTAAACCAAAGACCAGCATAAGCTGGCCAATATCACCCATACTTAATGCACCATCATCACTAAAAGTACCTAGAATACTTTCGGCAATTTTTTGCCCCGCTCCTGTGAGTCCTCCTAATGCTTTACCTAGTAATTGTCCTATATCCATGATGTTTTATGTTAGTATTCCTGCTGTGCGTAAGACGCTTTTGAGGTGATTGATTGTTTCTACAATGTCTACGACAGTTGCTTCTATTTCTGCTGCTGTTGGGTGTGTACCAGAAATGTTAATGGATATTGTAGCATTCGCATTTGCGCCAACAGAAGTTGATCCAACTGTTGTTGTATCTGCTGAAGCTGCTGCTTTTTTGACTACTCCGTCTGTACTGGTAGTTGCGTCCGGTACTGTTAGATTATCTAGCATTGCGTTAGCTGATGCTAGATTTGTGAACAGCGTGGTTGCGTCTGTAAAGTTATTGTGTGATACGTTAACTGACATAAGCCTGTGATAACATTGGATTCATTGGTGTAATGTTTTGTGTTTCTAACTGTAAATTCGATAACGTGATTCCGTTAGTCCATGTCAGGGCGTAAGATATTTTCCAACCCTGCTGACCGCTTTGGAAATTGTAAAGTAAGTTTTGTATTTGCTTTGGCCCACTCCAAACAACTGGGAACGTGACAGGATAATCAATGTTTATTGCCGGAGCTGCTAAAGTTTTTGTTTGAGTTCCTGCTGATGAGTCTGGTGTAACTTCATCGTTTACACGTTGAATTGCTTTAACTGACGAGGCCGATTGTACCTTGTTAAATAGTATGCGTAACTCTTGTGGCTTTTGCTCAATGCGAGTGTCGTTGGTGCAAAATGCGCGGGTTTCAACGTAGGCTGTTTCATATCCAGCACCCTCATAAAGTTTAACGCATTTGTATACGGGTTCGCCACTTGAAGTAGTTGTGCCATGTGTAATAGCAAAAAGTTCTCGTTTGTTGTTTGTCTCTACTTTTGCAAATTCCATGATCGGCCCGATGTTTCCTGCCGCATCGGTAAACTGATCAAAACTTACAAACTGTTGCGTAAGAATGTCATAAACCAAAATGCCGTGACCGTATATAGTGTTGCAAGCAAAGAGCGCATAATCATCAAATGTGATTGCGGCGCATTTGCTGGAGACTTGAACAACGTCTTTGAATAGTCGTGCGACCTTGAGCGAAAATACTGAATTACGCGCTTCATTCTTCGACTGCCTTACTGCATTAAACGAACGCAAACCTTCTGGATCAATGAATGCAAAATCGCCGAGTAACTCAATAAATGATTTCTGGTTTATTGAGTTGGCTGTAAATAAAAACTGCTTGTTAAATGATGGCTCACCAAAAACCGTAAACTGGTAGTCAAGACTTACTGCATACGAACCGCCTTCAGTAGACACAAACAAAGACTCATTGTTCAAAGGCTTGAGTGCTGTAATTACATTATAGCCTACTGTGTATGATGTGGCTGGTGCGCCTCCAATGGTTTCGTCTGTATTTATTTTTTGTCCTGATGTATTTACCGGAATGACAAAATCCAAAGGACGACCACTAACGCTATGGTAAATTTCTGTACCGTCAGGACTAACAACAAAAAGTTTGTTGTTAAAGAAAGCCATTTGACGGCCAACTGGAACATACTCTCGGGATGTGTAAGTTGAATTCTTCCATTGAGAATATGTTTTTGCTGCTCTGTCAGAGGCAACACCACCTGACACTTCGATTATTCTTGGAGTGTTTACTCCATCTTGAACTACGACTGATGCAACAGTTTTTTGTACTGTTTGCGTTGTGTCTAGTGAGATTGCTGATCCGTCAACTGCGGAGTTTCCTAATGCTGTAGTTGTTGACTTACGAAGAAAGTTTTTTGTGGAGGCTGGAATAGCTTGAACAAAGATTTCGCTGTGACGCTGCATTGTTCCAGCAGAATAAAGAACTGACCAAGTTGAATCTGGATTGTTTGGCTTTCTGTATTTACATCCACCGTCAAAAAACAAAAAGACAAATTCGCCAAGTGTGTATATTGCCTGTGTTGGTGGATTACTTGTAAATGAACCTATGTCACTAGATATATCAACAGCTTGTTTAACTCCTTCAAGAACGCCGAATCGGTTGCGAACATTGTGAGCAAACTTGTACTCATCTTCTGTAAGACGAGTATCATCCACCGACATATTCATGCCGCCAGAAAACGATGTTTGTACATAACTAGCCACGGTGATAATGCCAACGACGACCTAATGTTAAATTGTCATGGGGATGACGACCAAACTGCATCTTGCGTTCTTGGCCTCGTTCCATATCTGCGATCTTTCTACCTAGATCACGATTCACTTTGTTCTCAAAAACGAGTGCCTCTTGTATCTTGCCTTGTTCTTCAAGAAACAGTTGCATCGCTTTATGCATCACAATGTTCTCGTATCCTGTTAACGGAAACGGATCGCCATCTTTTGTTAAATAGGATAAGCGTTTCTTGTAGAGAACTTGTAACGTATGTTCGTCGTCTTGCGCTGAGTTCTCGTCCCATGGAAATTCCGATACATCTACAATTAGATATTTAGATTCTGTCTGGCGGCTGTCCATTTCAGCGTAGACTTTAGTTGGATCGGCTGTGTCAACCAGCCAGACAACTCCAGAAAGAACATTTGCACCACCATACTTTTCATTATTTGTGCTGTATCTACGAATAGCTTCAATACCAGAAATTGCGTATGAACTGGATAATCCTAAATTACGGGTTGAAAGCAAACCGCCTCCTGCTTGTATAACATAAGTTACTGTATGTAACCCTTCTATTGGATTAGACTGAAACGATGATATATTAAATGTAATGTCGAGTTTTTCATCTGTGTTTATTGTGCCGTGACTTTTAGTCGTTAAGCCAACATCTGTGCCGCTTCTTGCTCCTATAATAGCTGCGGATAAATCCTGCTTAATTGGGCTGTAACCAACTATGCGAAAACAACGACTGTCACTATTCCAATTGTTGTAATTGTATTCAGAGATTAGATTCTGTGACTTCCATGGGAGTTTTGATTCTTTCTCCCGCATTGCACGAATTGATTGAACGTCGCGACTCATTGCGATACGTTTATTTCCTGCAACGTAAAATTCTTCTTCAATTAAGGAGCCGGGAATATCTACATATTCGTAGACTGATTGCAGTGCCTCGTTAATAAAATCAAGAATAACATAACGCTGATTATCATCGCCGGGATTTAATCCAACCTTTCTGCCAAATCTCTCTATAATGTATTCTGTACTCATCGTTTTGTTATCGGTGTAATTACGGCTTCTTTATCCAGTATTTTAGAAAATTTAACAGGCACAAGACTAGCGTCAATCGTTAAAGACTTATTTGATCCTGCTGTTGCTAACACAAGATACATAACATTTCCGGTAGAAACTGTCGCTGATGTTACAAAAGTTACACGATTAAATCCTGTTGTAACTGTATGAATATCTGTAAATGAAGAATCGGCATTCTGGTAACGTAATCTGTATGTTGATCCTGAGCCTATCGCGCTTACTTTGAACTGTACTTGGTATTCTTGATTTGCCTCAAAATTTTCTTTTTCAAATTGAATTCCTTCATTAGTTGTTGAAGGGGTCATCAACATTACATTATTTGCGATATTAAAATTAACAGCGCCGTTAACTTTATAGTTACCATCATATTGTAAATTCATTGCTGCTACATCTGCAACAACAAAACCACTTGTTATGTCGGAACTAAAGTCAGTTCCTACACCTGTAACTAATTCGGTTGTGAGAATCTGCCTTGTCTTATTTACGATAGGTGTCATTTACGTTCCAGTTCGTATTCAAGTCGAGCTATCGTTCGCATCGCTTGCCTTGTGAAGTCCGGTGCGTGAAACGCTGCTCTCGGGAATTGGGGATGTGCCGTCAGCTCCTTGACGTTCTCGTACTTTGGAGTCGTCTGGCAACCCGTGGACGCGCAAAGCATTATCAATATGAGTAAGTTTATCCTCATACCTTTTCGCTGCGTTAGCTTCTTTAACTGCATCTGATATATGCATAAAAAGCCTCTCCAAAGTAGGAAAGGCTTTGAACAATGCAAGTATGGCTTTAATTAGCCCCACTCGTATCGCTCTTTACGCCTTTCCGTAGAAACACGGCAAGCAACGATGTAACAACAATGTTTATCATCGTACCCATTTCCATGTCTCCAGAGAAGTATGCACCTACAGCCGCGAGAATACCACCAGCGGCAGTCATGTATGTTTTCTTTCCTGACAACATTATTTCTTCTTTCGTTTATTCGTTATTTTCTGACCAGTTTTCTTGGCAGCTTTTTTAGCCGCTGCCATTCCGCGCTTTGTGTAACTGTAATGTTTACCACCAACTTTAGGCATTATTTTTTCTTTCTCTTTGCAACAGAGACTCGTCTTGGCTTTCCTGCTGGTTGTCCTAAACGCTTCTTCTGCGAAATTCTTTTGCGTTTTTCTGCTGCGGTCATCTCACTTGCAGTTTTTGGAGTCTTACTTGTGACTCGTTTTTTCGGTCTGCAATATGGTGTGCCACGTTTCTCGCCTTTCTTCCTGCCACAAGGCTTTCCTGTTCTAACATCAGTCCATTCTTCTTTGAACCAACGAGTCAAGCCTTGCATCGGTTTAGGCATTCTTCCATCTACCTCCCATTTTCTTGTACTCTTTGGCAGCCCACGCATTTGCGTAAGCTGATGGATACACCTTAAATTTTCCTTTGGCCATTGACTTCGCTTTTGACCACAACGCCGGTCTTGTCGGTTTTGGTTTCATCCTTTTTTCCACTTACTAGAACTTGACTTTGTTTTGCTTGGACTCCATTTGACCTTGTCTGCCCAAAAAGCCGCAGACATTTTTCCGCGAGCTATG